TAAAAGTTGAAAATAAGGTGATAAAAGCTGAAAATGAAACACTAAAAGCAGAAAATGAGGTACTAAAAACCGAAAATGAAGCATTAAAAGCGGAAAATGAAACACTAAAAGCACATACGGACGGTGAGGAATATGCTGACACAAATGGAGAGGTTGGAGAAACTAAAGCTGCTACTAGGGGTAAAAAATGAGGAAAAAGACAATATATTGTTATTTGTGATAGATAAAGTAAGTGATATGGTGTGCAACTATTGCAATATAAAACAAGTGCCTAAAGGGCTTGAAAATGTGATGTTGAATATGGCAGTAGATTTGTACAGAGCAGAAAGTTTAGGACAGGAACAGGCCGAAGGAAATGTAAAAAGCATTACAGAAGGTGATGTGACAGTGTCATTTGCTTCTGCTAGTGCTATCAGTGAAAATAGTGGTATGCAGTTTTTGAAAGACTATACGGCACAACTAAATAGATATAGAAAATTAAAGTGGTAATTTTAATAATGAAATGTTGAAATATGGCGAAAGCTGTGCTATATTAGACATAGCAGTCATGAACGGGTGGTTAAAGTCCTCCTTTACTAAGAAGGGGGGCGATAATATGACGACATTCGAGGAAATATATTTATTTTTGACCTTTTGTTTAGTCATCATTGCCTTGCTTACTTATTTGAAAAAATAAGAGCAGATTTTTAGCAATAAAAAAACTACCCATCATAGCTCTCACCAGCTAAGGTAGTTTTTTTCTATCACAGTAAAGTGAGGGCAAGCCGCACAATGGTGGCTGCTCCCTTCGGGGAATATTATAACATACAGTGTATGTTTTGTAAAGCACTTGAAAAGTGAAAGCGGTGTTTTTTTTTCGCATAAATGCGAAAAACCGTTCATACATTTGACATTCAAGTTGCTCCTGCGTTACTTTGTCAACGCTAGGTCGCAACTTTCATAAACGTCAATTGTACTCACTAAATAGGTGCTTTTTTTATGCTCAAAAAACATTAAAGCAATTTGGAGGAAATGCTATGAAGTATTCTGATTTGGTGAAAAAGCATATTGAAAAGTTGTACGATGGTGTTTGTACTATTATGTATTATGAAAAAAAACAGGGGATTATTAACAACACAATATTAGCAATCAAAGCGGAAAATGTAAAATGTAGATTAAGTTATAAAGATGATAATGCAGTAGTACAAACAGAAAGCGTTGCAAAAGTGTCACGAACAATAAAGCTGTTTTTGCCACCAGATACTGAAATCAAAGAAGGTTGCAAAGTGATTGTGACGCAAGAAGGTGAAACAAATGCTTTTATTTGTGCGGGAAAACCGCTTAACTATGGCAGTCATAAAGAGGTTGTGTTAGAGTTAGAAAAGAGGTATGCTTGATGGCACAGTGGGGAAATGTTGAGTTTTCAGATTTGGTTGCATTGCGTGATAAATTTGAAATGCTTCAAAATACAGTAGATGATTTTTGTATACAAGTTACAAAAGAAATTGCACAGATAGTTATTGATAATGCAATAAAAAGAACACCAGTAGATACAAGTAAATTAGTCAAGGCTTGGAATACAGAAAATTTAAAAAAAGAAGGAACTGTATATAAAATTGAAATTGTAAATCCTGTAGAATATGCCGAGTTTGTGGAATTTGGACACAGAAAAAAAAACGACAAAGGCTGGGTAAAAGGCTCTTTTATGTTGACTATTGCAGAAAGGGATTTACAAAGGAATTTGGACAAAATTATAAGGGAAAAAGTGGACGCATTTATAATGGAGGCGTTGCAGTAGTGGTAAATGAATTGATTAGAGCGATTGCAAAAGCAATTAAAAATGAATTTCCACAATGTGACATATTCACGGAAGAATTAGAGCAGGGGTTTGAAAGCCCTTGCTTTTTTATATTTTGTGAGGGTCAAAGGGAATATGACAAGCTAGATGTACGATTTTTGGCAGAACATACTTTTGTAATAGAATATTTTCCAAAAGAAAGAAATCAAAATTGTTGTTGTTGTGCAAAAGGCGACAATGGGGATTGTTGTTGTTGTGCAAAAGGCGACAATGGGGATTGCTGGGAAGTACAGTCGAAATTAAATAGACTATTGGAATTGATTGCACTTGACGATGGTTCACTTGTGAGGGGTACAAACAGAAAAGGGGAAATTCATGATAATGTATTGCATTTTTTTGTAGATTATGATTTCTATATGCTCAAACGAAAACAACCAGACGAATATATGGAGGTGTTGAATGTTTATGAAAAAACAAGAAGAAAACAGTCAAAAAAATAGCAAAAAACAAAAATTGTATACAAAAGATGTTGTGTTAAAAAGCAAGAGGTTTGCACAATACAAAGATGTTTTCGCTGTAAAGCTGAAAAAGGATAAATTGTATAGTATGAAGGAATTGGAAGAAATAGAAAAAACGATGAAGCAAAAAGGAAAACAAGAAAGAAAGGAGCAGTAATTATGGCGTTAGGTGGAGGAACATTCACGGTACAAAATAAAATATTGCCCGGTGCGTACATCAATTTTGTATCGGCGGCAAATGCTTCTACAACATTGTCTGATAGGGGCGTTGTGGCAATGCCTTTTGTGGCAGATTGGGGCAAAGAAAATGAAGTCATAGAAGTTACAAATGAAGCATTTTTCAAAAATTCAGTGAAGTTATTTGGCTATGACTACACACACCCACAAATGCAGATGTTTAGAGAACTATTTAAAAATGCTAAAAAAATGTACGGCTATAGGCTCAATAGCAATGCCCAAAAAGCCCAAAATGCCTATGCAACAGCGGTGTGCGGTGGTGTAAGAGGAAATAATATTACAATAATAATAGAAAATGATGTCGATGTAGAAAACGGCTTTATTGTTAGGACGCTTTTGGATAATGTAGAGCAAGATAGACAGACGGTTTTGACTGCGGAAGAATTGAAAAACAATGATTTTGTGACATTTCAAAAAGAGGTAACGTTAGAAGCTACTGCAGGGATACCACTAACAGGTGGTACAGATGGGGAAGGTAGAACGCCCCAAAATTATCAAAAGTTTTTAGAAAAAATAGAAAAATACGCCTTTCAAGCACTTGGTTGCAACACGGATAAAAAGGAAATCGTCAATCTATTTGTGGAATTTACAAAGAGAATGAGAGAAGAAAACGGCGTGAAATTTCAGACAGTAGTATACAGGGCAGAAAATGCTGATTATGAGGGCATTATTTCGCTAGAAAATAAATTGATAAATGTAAATGAACAACTTTTCGGGGAGTTTTCGCTTGTGTATTGGCTTACGGGGGCAGTGGCTGGTTGTGCCGTGCAAAGTAGCTTAACGAATAAAGTATACGATGGGGAGTATGACATCGACACTGACTACACACAAAGACAGTTACAACAGGCGGTAGAAAACGGTAAGCTGATATTCCACAAAGTGGGCGATAAAGTCTGTATATTAAAAGACATTAACAGCCTTGTGACGCTCACAAAAGAGAAAAACCAATATTTCCAAAGTAATCAAGTGGTTAGAGTGCTTGACCAGATAGGCAATGATATCGCTAGTATATTCAATAGTAAATATCTGGGAAAAGTGCAAAATAACTATGCAGGACGTATTGCTTTTTGGAATGATATTGTAGATTTTTACAACAAGCTACAAAGAATAGAAGCAATTACTGATTTTAATGCAGAGGATATTGTAGTAAAACAAGGAGAAAGTAAAGAGAGCGTTGAAGTAACAACATATGTCACACCAGTACAGTCTATGGAAAAATTGTATATGACAGTGATAGTAAGATAGAGATATTAGGGACTTTGTCCCTAATACCCTACAAGCTTTTTGAAAAAAGCTTGACAAAAACTTTTTGAGAAAAACTGGCGTTTTTCTATATTTTTTTAGCGAAACATACGTTTCGCTTTGAAAGTTATTTGTTTCTTTCTTTCAAGGCTCACCGCCAAGATAGGCGGACGCCGCTAGGTGGCTTTTGCGTAGCAAAAGTGATAAAAAGAAAGAGGTTGTTAAGGTTTTAATAGAAAGGAGAATAAATATGGCTTTTCATACAATGCGTGCAAAGGATAGTATAGCAGGTAGTAGCGGAGAATGTTATGTTTTGATTGATGGTAGACGTATCAATTTTATGTCCGCTGTAAAAGTAGAAGCAACCGTTGAAAAAATAAAAGTAGAAGTGCCTATATTGGGGCAAAGAATGAAGGGTAACAAAACAGTAGGTGCAAAAGGTACCGGTACGGCTACATTTCATTACAATACTTCAATATTCAGAAAAGCTATGAAACACTTTGCCGATACAGGGAAAGATATGTATTTTGATATGATAGTGACAAATGACGACCCTACCAGTGCTACAGGCAGACAGACTACAATATTAAAAGGCTGCAATTTAAACAAAACCGTTGTAGCAAAAGTGGACGCCAACAACAACAGCTATTTAGAAGAAGAAATTGATTTCACTTTTGAAAGCTGGGATATGCCAGAAGAATTTAACGAATTAGAAGGAATGTGAAAGGAGCAATACATATGAATTTAAGTGCATTTTTAAATCCAATAGAAAAAGAAAACAAAAAGGTAGTAGTGAGTGATAGATTTGTAGAAAATGGCAAGCCTGTAGAATGGGAAATTAAAACAATATCAGAAGAAAAAGAAGAAGCTATTAGAAAAAGTTGCACCATAAAGAAAAAAGGCAAAAATGGTGCTATGGAAAAAGAACTTGACGAAAATTTGTTTAATGCAAAAATGGCAGTAGAAAGTATAGTATATCCAGATTTGCAAAATGCACAATTGCAAGACCATTATAATGCCTTAGGGGCAGAGGATTTGCTCAAAAAAATGCTTACAAGCGGAGAATATTGGTCATTTGTGCTTTTTATACAAGAATTTAACGGCTATGGTAAAACACTTGATGATATGGTGGACGAGGCAAAAAACTAATGAAAGAGGGCGACGTAGAAACGACTATTGCATATTTATGTTTTAGAGAGTTTCATATGTTGCCCTCTACATTTGTAAATTTGCCCAGACAAGAAAAAGCAATGATTGTTGCATTTGTAAAGCAATGGGCAGAGGACTGTAAAACACAACAAAAACAGTTCAAAAAATAAGGAGGTGAGGGTATGAGTGTTATTGATGAAGTGCTTGCTTATGTGGATAGGCAAATCGGTAAGAGTTACAGCCAATCAAACAGATACGGCGAAAATAGTTTTGATTGTTCTAGTTTGATATATAGGGCGTTTGATGCTGCAGGGGTGAAGCTGGTACACAAAGATACAGGCGGTAAAGTAGATGTGAGTAGTACAGAATGTTATGCCAAAGGTTTCGAACTGTTATATCCGGATAGTTATGCCAAAATAGGTAAAAATCTACCGTCACCCTCTGGCATTGTGGAGAAATACCAGCCAGGCGATATTATATTTTGCTGTACAGATAATTCCACAGCGAGGGCAAATAAAATTACACACGTTATGATAGTAAATCAGTACGGCGGCATCACCCACGCCGCCAACCCTCGTGATGGCGTTGGTAAAGTAGGCAAAAATACATATTCTACTAAAGTTTGTGCACTGTTGCGGTATCAAGGAGAAGGTTATACAGGTAGTGGCGGCGGTTCTGGTGGTTCTGAAAATGCTTCAGAAAGCAATAACAAAGAAATTACATCTATACAAATTGTGTATGGTGAGGATAACAAGCCCGTTGCAAAAGCAAATGATGAATTAAAAGGCATTAGGAAGTTAACGAGGAATGCTCGTGAACTGCTTATTGAACACAAAGGCAATGTTATGTTACCTATTGCTTGCGAGAGTGTAACAGTAGAATTTAGTAGAAGAAGCACCGCAGGAAAATTGCAATGTAAAGTGTTAAAAGATGACAAATTAGACTTTCACGAAGGCGATGCGATAAGTTTTCAAGTCAATGGCACGCCTTATTTTTATGGGTATGTTTTCCAAAAATCAAGAGTGGGTGACGGCATTATTAACATTATTGCGTATGACCAGTTACGTTATCTCAAAAATAAAGATACTATGATATTCGGCGGAACGGCTACAGAATTGTTGCAATTAATAGGTAGGAATTTTTCATTAAAACTAGGAAGTGGTGTCGAAAACACTGGTTTTTCAGTGCAAACACAAATATTTGATAACAAAACGCTTTTTGATATGTTAGAAGAAATACTTGACGATACGTTAATTGCTACAGGTAAAAATTTTGTACTTTATGATGATTTTGGCTTTCTATTTTTGAAAGATATGGAAAATATGGTACTTGATGACTTTTTGATAAACGACAGCAATATACAAGATTACAGTTATACTACTAGCATTGACAGTGATACTTATAACAAAATCAAACTTGCCTATGACAATAAAGAAACAGGTGTGAGGGAAGTTTTTCAGACACAAAATGATGAAAATATGGGGAATTGGGGCACGTTGCAGTATTATGAAAAAGTGAGTAGTAAAGAATTGGCAAAAGTGAGAGCGGAAGCCTATTTGAAAATATATAACAGAAAGACAAGAAATTTACAGATAAAAGGAGCGTTCGGTGACATTAGAGTGAGGGCTGGCACGGGAATTTATGTGAATTTGGACATAGGTGACATTGTGCTAAACAACAGAATGTGGGTGGAAAAAGTTAAACACACATTTGAGCAAAATTTACACGTTATGGATTTGACATTAAAAGGCTGGGAATTTGTAGAGTAAAGACAAAGACAAAGACCTTGAGGCGTTGCCTCAAACTCCACTTCCTTTTTGGAAAAAGGAAGCGAAAAACTTTAAAAGCGAAACGTGCGTTTCGCTAAAAAATCTAATAGAAAAACGCTAGTTTTTCTCAAAAAGTTTCGCTCAAGCCTTTTCAAAGGCTTGTAGGGTTTTAGGGACAAAGTCCCTAAGGTCTTAAAGCTTTAAAGTCTTAAAAGTAGGTGATGTTGTGGCAAATGAGGAATTATTTCTAAAAATAATAAAACAGGCGGCACTTGATGCCGTGCAAAATAGTAGCCCGTGCGATTTCTGCATAGGTGTGGTTGTTTCTGAAAGCCCGTTAAATATACAGCTTGACCAAAAATTGACACTCACAGAAGAATTTTTATTTTTGACAAGAAATGTCACGGATTATACTGTTGTTATGGAAGTAGACCATACTACAGAACCAGAAATGGGCGGCAGTTGTGGGGAACATTGCAAAGAACACAGTCACGATTATATAGGGGAAAAGGAATTTCTAGTTAAAAATCATTTGACAGAAGGCGAAAAAGTCGTACTTGCTAAAATGGCAGGTGGACAAAAGTTTATTGTGCTAGATAGGATAGATTAAGAACTTTATTCGTTAAGGAGGTGTAATAAATGGGTGAGATACGCTCCACAATACAACTTGCAAATGGTATGACACCAGCATTACAGAGCATTACAAATGCTTTAAATATGACAATAAGCCATTTCGAGCAAATGCAAAGGGTATCAAGGAATAGTATTGATGTTACGGGTTTTGAAGCAGCTAGGGCTGAAATCAGAAATGCTGAAGCGACTATTGTGGAAATGGAAGAAGCTTTGACAGGATTTAGCAGAAGTGGTGCGGAAGTTGCAAGAAGCTATGATGATGTGGGTTTAGCAGCAAATGATGCATTGCAAACAATACAGCAACAGCAAAATACAATAGCAGGATTGGCAGGGGCATCTGAAACTGCATTACAGCAAATGACAGAAGCAATACAACAACAGACAAATAGCATATTGACAATGTCTGAAGCAATGCAACAGTTTATGAATAGAGCAAGTGAAAGTTCACAAAGACAAACACAACAAACGCAACGCCAAACAGAAGGAACCCGTCGACAAACACAAGAAACACAAAGGCAAACACGTGAAAGACAACGACAAACGCAAGAAACACAAAGGCAAACGGAAGAAACAGAAAGACAGACACAACGTGTGACATTACTTAGGAGGATTTTTCAGACAATGACGACACCGATAAGAGGGGCAGCACACGCCGTTTCTGTTTTAGGAAGGGAATTGACAGGGGCAAACAGTGCCGCAAACGGACTAATGGGGACATTAAAAAGCATTGCAGGTATGTATTTGTCATTTCAAGGCATTAAATTTGCTGGGGATTTGTCTGATAATGTGACATCAACATTATCACGATTGAATATGATAAATGACGGATTAAGGACTACACAACAGTTATCAGATGTGATAATGAAATCGGCTTTTGAAAGCGGTGCGGGGTATTTGGACACCGCCGAAGCTATTGCCAAAATGGGATTAAATGCTGGTTCGGCATTTTCAAGTAATGATGAATTGATAGCGTTTATGGAGCAAATAAACAAGACTTTTGCTATAGGCGGTGCGTCGGCAGTAGAACAGTCTAATGCTATGGTACAGTTGTCACAAGCTATGGCGGCAGGGGCTTTGAGGGGGGAAGAACTCAATTCTATATTAGATGGTGCACCGGGAATAGCCCGAAATATTGAAAAATATATGGGTTGGGCGGAAGGTTCCATAAAAAGTTATGCGGAAGATGGCAAAGTAACTGCACAAGTTGTGAAAAATGCTATGCTCGCTATGGCAGAAGAAACGAACGAAAAGTTTAACAGTATGCCCACAA